AGGCAATCAACCCTCACCAACTTCTTTATAATATATGAAACAATCAGACTTTTCAGAATTACCCGTTTTGTCTTCTTATAGATATGAAAACTTTTTCAACATTTATACTGATCCAACTAACAATGAAAAATACTACAATCTGCTAAGGTCTATAAATGTTTTTCCTGCTAATAGCCAGTTAGTAGAAGAGGATTATATTATAAAACATCATGACACTTGGTATGGTATTGCTTATAATTATTATAACACTGCAGATTTGTGGTGGCTAATTTGTACCTATAATCAAATTTTAGATGCCTCTAAATTACCAGAGCAGGGCACTTCTATAAAATTATTAAAACCACAATATGTGGGTTATATCTTACAAGAATTGACTCAGCAAGTAAATAGATAATATGAGTTCTGGATTAAATGAAGATGATGATTTAGATCCGGAAGATGTTTTAGTTGACGGAAAATTTTATCAAGGCAATGAAAACATCCTGAGAAAGGATGGTACTTTTAAATGGACAGATGAAATGATTGCTGATTTTAAACTCTGCAATAAAAGCATACTACATTTTGCCGAAAACCATTTTTATATAGTTTCTCTAGACAGAGGAAAAGAAAGAATAGAATTATACAAATATCAAAAAAGACTTTTAAAGGCATTTAAGAGTAATCGTTTTAATGTAGTATTGAGTAGTCGGCAAAGTGGCAAAGCCTTGGATATTAATACCCCTATTCCTACACCTAATGGAAATGTGAAAATGGGTGATTTAAAAGACGGAGATCAAATTTACGGACTAGACGGAAATGTATATAATGTAATCAAGGCTCATGATTTTTTATACAACAGAAATTGTTATAAAGTAATATTTGATAACGGAGAAGAAATCATAGCAGATGAAGATCATCTATGGTTTACACAGGAAAGATTGGAAAGAAAAAAGAAATTAGCTGGTAGTGTAAAGACAACAAAAGAAATTTTAAATACATTAACTGTTGGTAGTAAAAAGGAACCAAGACATCGTATACCCATGGCCAGAAACGGAATAATGGGAAAAGAAACAAATTTACCAATAGATCCGTATGTACTCGGTTTGTGGTTAGGAGACGGAAATACAGACGGGGCAAATATAACTGTTGGTCCACGAGATGTTGAATTTTTACTTGAAAAATTAAATAACAACAAACAGTTTAATAAAATTACTTTATATCAATTCAAAGAACGTTTGTGGGCTATAAATCCTACTCACACAGATAAAAAACAATCTCTTTGGTCCTGTTTAAAACAAAATAATTTATTAGGAAATAAACATATACCAGAAATATATTTTAAATCCTCTAGAGAGCAGCGTTTGGAGTTATTAAAAGGTTTGATGGACTCAGATGGTTATATTTCTCCATCTGGCCAAGCTAATTTTGATAATAGTAATTTGGAATTGGGACATCAAGTCATAAAACTTGTCAGGGAATTAGGATATAGTGTTACTCACATCATACACACTCCAAAATTTAACGGCAAAGAATGTGCGGATTCTATGAGAGTTTGTTTTAAACCTCGGGAAGAAGTAGTGAGTATACCTTATAAAAAAAATAAATTAAAATTAACAGATGAATTAAGAAGAAATACTTGGCATTATATTAAAGAAATAATTCCAGTAGAAAGCCGGCCAGTTAGGTGTATTACGGTGGATAGTCCAGATAACCTATATCTTTGCGGCAAATCTCTTATCCCTACTCACAACACCACAACCATTACCATATATGCGTTGTGGATTGCTTGCTTTCAAAAAGATAAAAAAATAACCATTGTTGCAAATAAAGAAGCAACTGCAAAAGAAATATTTGCAAGAGTAAAAATGGCATATGAACAATTGCCTATTTATTTAAAACCCGCTATTAAATCCTGGAGAAAGGACGGTTTTCAATTATCCAATGATTCTGAAATAAAAATTAGTACCACATCAGGATCTGCTGGCCGTGGTGGCAGTAGTAATTTGCTTATCATTGATGAAATGGCACACTGTCCTTCTGAGGTGATGAAAGAATTGTGGAGATCCGCTATACCCATTATTACCGCTTCAACCACTTCTCAAATTGTTATTATTAGTACTCCAAACGGAACAGATAATAAATTTTATGAATTGTGTGAAGATTCTAAAAAGAAAAATAGTTCTTGGAATCTAGAAAGAGTTGATTGGACAGATGTTCCAGGGAGAGATGAGACTTGGAAAAAAATGACCATGGATTTGCTTGGCGGCAATGAAGACGACTTTAATCAAGAATATGGAAATGTATTCAATGTGCCTGGCAGATCTCTTTTAGATGCAAAATATCTAGAAGAACTAAAGGCTCAGTGTCCTGAACCTGTATTAGTTACGGACGAAGGGTGTTATAAGATTTTTCATTTACCTAAACCAGAATCCTTTTATGTAATAGGTGTTGATGTTGGGGAAGGAATAGGCCGATCTAACAGTACAGCTCAGATTTTTGATGTGTCAAATCTTCAAAATATTATACAAGTGGCTACCTATGCTGCAAATTCTATTAACCCTTATCATTTTGGGTCTAGGTTAATGAATATAATAAATGACTGGGGTAGACCTCCGGTTTTAGTGGAAAGTAATAATTATGGGCAGCAAGTATTAGATGTTTTACACCAAGCTCATAATTATGAAAACATTGTATCTTATCAAGCAACCGGAAGCAGCAAACATTATAAAACTGAACACCGGAAGGGTATTTTTAATCACACAAATACTAGATATAATGGCATTACAAATTTTAGATATTGGAGCAATAGTTTAAAAGCAGTCAAATTTAATGATCCAGAAACTTTATTTGAATTAAATTCTTTTGTAAGATTACCTAATTATACATACACCAAAAGAACCGATAAAGACTTGGATGATAGAGTGTTTGGGTGTATTTGGGCATTGTATATTTTAATGCCGGACATAGTTTCTTCTTATTTTTACGTAAGAGAATATGATGACCAAGGCAAACCGACTAAAATTATTCCTTTAGTTGATAACAGTGATTTAATATTAAAAAGTCCACTCTTACACGGCAATGTAAGTAATATAATAAATAGTAAAAACAGAAGTGTCAATGTTACTTCAGTTTTAATATCACCAAAAAATTCTAACACTTCTGCTTTAGATGATGAGGCAAGAGAATTGTGGAGGTGGTTACATTGTGATACTTTTAAAAGTAAAGAAGAAAATTCTTTTTTAGAAAATAAAGAAGAAACCGTTGAAGAATATAGGCCTATAATTTTATTTTAAAATGAATCAAACTATACTAAACAGATCTCGTGCAGATAAATTTACTCTTGTTTTAGATTTGCCTATAGCCATGAAGCAAATGAAGGACAATGTAATGCAGGAATATTATAAACCAGATAAAATTGAATTTACTGTATTCGGCTCACCGGTGCCCAAAATAGAGGTTAAGTCTATAGATTTGCCCTTTAGCGGCCAACACATGAATATTACAAGCGGAGCCCGCACTGATTACGGTCCTTTAAATTTAAAATTTTTGTTAGACAGCGGTTATCAAAATTATTGGACTCTTTGGAATTGGTTAAATCTTTTTAATAATAATGAATTGAGTAATTCAGATATTAATGAACCAGAGACTTTTCCGTGGAGTAGCAATTATCTCACCAAAAATCCATTCTCAAATTATGTCACAGATTTTGCCCTTTTTGCATTAGATGAATATAATAATAAAATAGTAGAATTTAAATATTCGGGAAGTTTTATAACTTCTTTAAGTGAAATAAGTTATTCACATCAAGATGAAAACATTATATCTTGTACCGCTTCATTTGCCTACAATCAAATGATTGTAAAGTTGCTCAGAGATATAAATCGAGGAATATAAAATGGCATCAAATTCTACAAATCAAAATATAGATTCCCGTTTTGTTTATCAAATAGGACAAGATTTTTTTTGGGTTGAAGTGTGGATGTATAATTTTTTAGACAATTTTCCACCCACACAAATACCTTTTTTCTTTATTAATCAATTAGTTATAGAAGAAACTTTGAATGAATGGTCAACTCGTGGATACCTAGTATTGGAAAATGATTATGAAATATTAGAAAGAGGATCGCCTGCTTATGTAGGAGATACATCTAATAACAATAACAATTCTGGCGCTTATAAAGCACCTTATCTTTTTAGAACAGATGGCAGAAACAAGCTAAGTGTAAAATTGTTTCCTTATAAATCTTCTCAGGGTGATGTATCAGATGTATTGCCTCTTTCTCACTGGCAAATGTGTTTTGATTTTATTATATATGATGTTCAAGACATTTCTCAAAATGAGCCAGGTAAAAAACTTAGAGCATATTATTTTAAAGATGAAAGACATCAAATATTTTCAGAGCGAAATTTAGAATGGTCTACTTCGATGAATGCTCCTATAGGAGCCAAAGATGCAGATAGAACTATGTATGCAAATGATGCCATAAAAAGTATCATCTCCGCGGCTACAAATTTAAACGGATCTCCTTTAAAGATAGGATATACCACAAAAGGAGCCATAAATAAACCAGACATAAATTTAGATTCTTTTGATGACAATGCTTGGGCTGCAAGTCCCTCTGAACCAAGCGCAAAATTATTTTACACTTCTCCTGGACACCATACGGTATTAGATGATTTACAATATTTATTAACTCACGCAAAATCTTCAGATAACAGTCCGGTCATTCTGCAATTTGGTCGCTCTGAGACAGATAAAAAATGGAAATTAATTCCACTATCAGCTCTCTTTAAATTATCTCAAAAAAATCAAGTAGAGAGATTAATGATTAATGATGGAGTGGACTCAACAAACTTTCCTCCTACAATTCCTAGGGCGGACTCCTCTCAATCATCTGCCATACATAATTTTACTTCAGGAACCGCTTCGATGATAACAAATTATCATTATGCTCCTATGGTTTCAACTGATGATATGTTGTTATGCAATTCGCCTTTATTTAATTATAATTTTTCTAATGCTTCATATAATGTGTTTTTTGAAAAAAACAAAATATCAAATGTGTTGTCGTCCGCTACAAAAATAGTTGAAAACGGATTATTTAATTTTTCATCTTCTAATCCAAATGGGCAGATACAGATGAATATTAATAAAACTAAACAATCAGGTATAATGAATAGAAATTATTTTACACCACAGAATTTTTTCTTAAAAGATTTTCCTTTAATGAATATGTTGAAAGATTTAGTTTTTCTGTCGAGTGCTATATATTTTCAAGTTGCTGGATTAACTATTAGATCTCCTGGAAAATTTGTGTACATAGATCGATTGGGATCGGGAGACAAAAATGGCTTCGATGACAGATTTTTGGGCCAGTGGTTAATAACCAAAGTCACTCATTATTTCACCAAAAATAGTTATTTAAATGATGTAGTGGCTACAAAAATAGATTCATTTAGTAAAATATTTCCGGATCCTAAAAACGACACCTCTTATTAAATATAAATATGGACAAAGAACAATTACAAAAAAGGTTAGATGAAATAAAAAAATCTATGCCTCGCGAAGTTTCTTATCCACCAACACCTGAAATGTTAAAAAATGTTGCAAAGAGTATTATAAATAATGCTCAAAATGTAATGAACGGAAACTCTTTAAGTGCTACATCTCAGGAGTCACTTCAACGATTAAATGTGTGCAGATCTTGTGAATTTTTTGATTATACACAAGAGAGATGTAAAAAATGTGGCTGTAAATTAGCCCTAAAAACTTATTTAAAAGCAGAAAAATGTCCTATAGGAAAATGGTAATATGGCCACACAAATAACTAGTTGCTCGAGTCAGTCATCAAATCCTTTGATTGAAAAGGGTACACTTAGAGGAAATGATTCTATACCCTCTTTAAAAATACAAACAGGACTTACAGAAATAGAACTGGCTGTGCTGTATAACAACGGAGCCGGCAAAAATCTTAATCAATTTGCCGGGTACTTGTACACACTAGTTCATGGATGGAAGGCTCTTGATAAATCTTTTAGTTACCACACAGTTCTAGCTCCATATGTAGTGACTCCGGATACTTATAAAGACTTTATTAACAAAGAGGCAGGTATACTATATAACTGCGGAATACTTGAAAAATGTAAAAAAACTTGTCCGGCGGGCAAAGTTGGGCAATTAAATGATTTAGGAAGACTGGGCCTCTTTAGTCGATTGACCGGCTTTCAAATTACAAATCCAATGACAGGGCCAGCATCAACTTTGCCTCCTGGAGTAAAAGATACTTTAGACGCACAGCACAGTGGATTTGTGGACGGATTACAAAACTTTTGTGAGAGCATAAACACCCATGCTTATTTAAAATGTTTTGCTATAGGGTCTTATGGAGGCATTCAAGAAGCCGTTCACAGCCTCACCAATGTTGTTCAAGATTTTTATAGTGCTATGTATGACTTATACCAGGACATGCAGCTTTTAATGATACAAGCTCAAATGGTTATACAGCAGTATATAGCAGATCTAGAATTCTTTTTAACTACAGAATTTTTAGGAGGAAAAATTGGGTTATTTCTGGCTATAATATGTATGATATTGTCCACAGTTCAAACTCTTATAGATGACGTAGCATTTTTTGCGTCCCTATTTAATGGGTCTGATAATTTGTATGCAGTTTTAAATTCAATTCAATCTGTTGTTAATATAGGTGCGCAGGCAATGGAGTATATATACCATCCAATAACCGCCGGATTACCAGCTGCTTTTCCTAAAGAAGCAAAACAAGTGGTAGATTTTATTAACAATTTAGGCAATGTGCCTTCTAATTATTTAGGTATTTTGTTAAAGCATTTTTCTTTTGGAAAAATAATGCATAACAAAGGAATAGCAATTGCAAATAGCATAATACAACATTATGGCTTAGGCGCTCAATTGGGAGATTTAAATCCCATGATGCAATCTTTTGGATGTGCTGCTCCTTCTGGAAACTGGCACAGGACCGCGCCTCCAGTGTTAAAGGGTCCTATTAAATTTAAAAATGCTAAAATTCCTTCTAATTTAAAAAACCGAGTCAAGGTAGATCCTTATAGTGTTTCTAGTTTGTGGCAGATGGTTAAATCTGATTTCTCTAATTTAACAACTGATGGCGGTGTATTAGAAAAAGATGTTGAAAAATTTGGTTCTCAATTGAAAGGAATTTTTTCGCCTTCTAATGTGGTGACTGGAAATTAATATGAATCCAATATACGGCAATCATATAGGCATAGTTGTAAATTCAAATCCAGACCCCGAAGGAAGAGGAAGGGTTCAAATTTTTGTGCCTCATCTTTCCACTACATTATATGATAATTGGAATAAAGACGCCAAAGACATCAGTATTACTCAAGGCAGTTTGGCTGGTTTAAATGTAGGTGTACTACAAAGACTTCAACAAAATCTGCCGTGGGCAGAATACGCATTCCCTTTGTTTGGCTCGGGAGGTACTACATATGCAGACCCTTCTACAGGATTAACCAGACCCTCTCAGTCAAGCTCTGCACCTTCTGTTAATATATCTGGTATTAATGCTTTAGGGGCAGACAATAAAACTTCACCAAAAATAGACATACCCCTTTCAAATGAAAATGTTTCATCTTTAAATTTAAGTAATCAATTATCTTTAAATAATCAATTTCCTACAGCTTCATCTACTGTAAAAGCCAATGCGGCAAACAACCCAGGAAATTTGCATATTTATAACACGACATCTCCTAATTCAAACTATACAGGCCAAATAGGAATTACAGGTGATGTGAAGGACGGGCAGTATAGGGGTAGTATAGCAACTTTTGCAACTATGTCTGATGGAATAGCTGCTAATTTAAACCAATTAAACAAATATATTAACGGATCGGCAGCAGCTGCTCAATCAGCCGGAGGACCTTTAGACACAATAAGAAAAATAGAAAATGCTTGGGTTGGAGGAGACAACCCAACAGCCGCTGGCGAGGTTTCTAAATTTTCTGGTATACCAATTGATGAAAAAATTGACCCCAATAATGCCAATCAAATGATGAATTTAATGGCTGGTATGATGAGGGTTGAAGCCGGCGGCATTCCTGCTAATTTTACAGAAAATTTTAAAACTGGTTTTGAAACTTTTCAACAAAGAAAAGGATTAACTACAGAATTGTCAGTGAGTCAAAATCAAACATATACAGGTAAAGTTTTAGACTCTACAAGGCAATTGCCTGGAGTAGATATGAGGCACCCCAACGGAGTCAATTCATTTCCACTACCGGGCACATTTGTTTGGTGTTTCTTTCTCGGCGGTGATATCCAACGACCAGTTTATTTTGCAGGTGTGTCTGAAAAAAATTCAGCAGCGAGAACATCAAATATTCCCTCACAAGTTGTTCCTTTGGGAGTAAAGGGAAATACTTTAACCGGAAATTCGCTTTCTACTAACAGTGTGTTAATTAATGGAGGCACCGAAGGAACTAGTGTTCTCACAGATATAAACGGCAATCCAGTTAGGGATTCAGAAGGCAATCCAGTTTATGTAGATCCAGGCGCATTAAACTTGTTAGCAAAAGCCGCAACAAATGCAAATGTGGGTTCCTCACCCGGAGGATATTGTTATTCAAATGTTAAAAATTTATTGCAAGCCGCGGGAATGATTAATAATGCCAATGATTTGAGGGGTGATTCTTCTTTTGCCTCAGCTTATATGGCAGCAGATAATTTAACAAATATAAACACACAAGGAGGTTTAACGGAACCTTATTCCTGGCAGACCCTGCCTTCTACAGATGTTAGTAAGGCCCCTCCAGGCTCAGTTGTTGTGTGGGATAAAACAGATTCTCATCCAAACGGTCATATAGCTATTATAGACTCTTCCGGCAATCAAGTATCAGATTTTAGATCTTCTAATATGTCTAGTTTGCCTGTTAAAGCTATACTAGTTCCTATTAAAGCAAATACAAGAGCATAATAAGAGAAGTTTCCTAATTAATAGATATGTCTGATGTAGCTGATGGTAATAATATATTAAAAACTGACACCATAAAGGGTATGTATGGGCATTTGAGTTTTAATAACACTCAAGTTGATCAAGGGATCGGCTCCACACTCACAGAAGATTATTCTTATGTTCAATTAGCAAATAACGACAATGCTCAAATAAGTTTACAAGCCGGTGGTAAAATAAGAACAGATGCTCCTAGTGACATGTCTATAAATGTTGGCAGGAATAAAATTCAAAATATTCTAGGAGACAGTCAACTCTCAGTAGGAAGAGATAATCACATAACTATAGACGGAAAGGTTTCTGTTAATATCGGTAAATACGGATCAAAGGAAAAAGAAGCCTATAAAAAGTTAACAGAATTGGCTTCTACTATACAAAAAGAATCCATAAGCACGGCCAAGACTACTACAAACAACCGTATACCCTGCCCAGTTTGCAATTCAAAAGTATTGACCCAACCAGCCTCAGTTGCAGCTAAGATATCTTCAGCCAGAGCCGCAGAATTAATGAATGATGTGAATACTGGATGGAAACATCTAATAAGAACATTTAAAAGAATCATTTGGCTTGTGCCAGATATTTTTAAAAAATCTACCACAGCATCTTTTCACCAAAAAACTGGTTCTTGTGGTTCTCCAGATTGTATAAACCACACGGTTCCGGATTTAAAATTATCATTAGACGCCTATAGTAAAAAGGCTACAGATTTAATAGAGCAAAACAAAACCCAAATAGAACAACTTCAGACAGCTCTGGGCCAAAGTTCTGGAGGATTGACGTTAATAACCAAAGGTACCTGCTTTGTCAGTACGGGTTTGTATAAAAATGAATCAGTTACTGGATACGAACACGGGAATCATACGTTTCCTACGGGGTTTGTTGCGGGTCCTAGTGGTAAGGGTCCTGCCTTGTCTTCTGCCGGTGCTCCTAAAAGGACTATACAAGTAGGTGCCATACGTCTCACAGAGGGTGACATGTACTTAAACTCTTCTGAAAAGTTTACAGTCAATGCAGGAGCTCCTGGTATTGCTTTAGAAACAAATGGTCCTTTAAATGCTAGAGGAAATTCAGTGGAGATAAGAGCAACAGACGGAGAGGCACATTTTTCTTCCGGTAATTTAACTGTAATAAGTGGTGCCACAGTTTCTATTAAGGGGGGTTTAAAAACTGGAGAGACTGGAATAGTTTTGCAATCTGAAAAGGTGCATGTTGCTGGTGGGTTAACTGTGCAGGGTAATATGATTACAAAAGGAGGAGGCCACTTTGACGGGCCTTTAACTGCTCCTATTTTGAGTGTTCCTACATATGCTCAGCCGGTGACTCCTTCAAAACCCCCTCAAGATGTTTCTTCACACGGTTCATGGTTTCCTATGAATATAGTCCACAATACTTTACAGGAAGTATTGGATAATACTCAAAGAAACGTGCCAGATCCCTTTTACATATGCCAGGTAAGAATATTGACGGAATATGCAAAAAAGTGGTATAGTGAGGTAATGAGTGCTATACCTTTAGAATGCACTCTTACGGGATGGTGTCTTGTCACAACATGGGGAACTTTTTTTGGTACCACTGTGTGTGGTGCTGGCGCTGGTACATGCGTGGCTATGGGATTTACATATGGAACAGATGCTGGATTTTGTCCAGTTTGGAATTTGCCTCATAATCATGCAAAATATAATGAATATCATGCAGGTGAAACGGTTTCACCTCTTATGTTGGGGCACGATCAATTTGAAGGGGCCACCGCCGCTGGAACATATCCAAGTCATATACCAATTCCCGCTCCAACAAAAACAAGCTTAGGAACAAGACCTGCTCCTTATAGTATGCCAGGACCATGTGGTGGTGGTGGACAGTTTATCAAGGATAGAAATTTAGATTATGGAGTTGATCCTTTAGATGCTTTTAATGGTCTAAATTATGTAGACAGAGGAACTGATAACGGATTAAACACTTACACAACTCCTGGATTTACGCAATTTACCTATGGATTTAATACCCTGTCCGGTGTAGACACCACAGGAATTAATAATGTAGATTGTAAATAACTTACATTTGCAAATAATCTGGTATAGGATCTGCTAAAGAAGCAAGGGCTCCTATATGTTTCTGATCTGCTACTAAATTATTTGCATTTATAAGCCCAACGCCCAAGGCATTGGCTATATATTCTTTTCTGTCCGGATAGTATCTTTTGAACATAAAATTCATGTCCACAGTTTCTATTCTACCCGGCTTTCCAGGAGGAAATGCAGGACTGACTAATATTTTTTTTCCTGGAAACATAGGATCTTCCTTATAAACTGCGGGACGAGCTGGTGGTGCTGGAGCATCGGGGTCATCCCTGTCAGGATAACCATAAGGGTTATAGGCACTACCCGATTCTTTCTCTTCTTTATACCCGCCTAAATAACTGTACACAAAATACATTATTATTCTTCTATTGCCATTGCCGTTATGATCCTCCGGATCGGGTTCTATTATATATTGTCCTATAACATTATCTTCAGGAAAATCTGGAGGATGGGGGCGATATTTTTGAACCTCATTTTCGCCTACTAAGATAACTTCCATAGCAGGATCTTTTTCAATAATTTCTTGTGTTAATTTTATAAAAAACATTCCCGGCCCCTTTAAATAAATGGGTTGAGCAGTCCAGGGCAAAGCTACTTTAGTGGGGTTGGTGCTTAAGGTTCTAGGAGCAATGTCTAGAAAATTAACATGTAAATATTTTAAAAAGGCGTCTGCGTGGTCTGTAAAAGCTTTGTCTTTAGCGGCTGTAAACATTTTCTTCAACTCTTGAACAGTTGGTGGTTTGGTAATAGTTCCGGGCAATCTAGAATAATCTATAACCCCGTTTACATCAAATGAAAGAGCAGAATCCATCTGAGATGTAGGAATTGGATTTCCATCAGCATCACATATTACACCCCTTTCATTAACATATGTAGCAAGAGGAGTAATAGATTTTACAAAATTTGTAATTAAAGGAATGCCTTTTTGAAACATGGTTTGCATTGCAGCGCCCAAGGACCATCTAGGATCACCCATTAAAGCATATGGGTTTAAATCTGGCATGAAACTTTTAGGATTCATTTCATGACTCAAACCTGTAATATTTGAAGTTTCAAAGGTTTCATCCTTTGCCAACTGTCTGCCTAATTGAGCAATTAAAGGGCCCCTGTCTTTAATAAGAGTGGGGTTGTCTGGATCTGATCCCATAGGACTTGCCAGCCCAGCTGGAAAATTCGGATCTGGATATACCGCTGTTATTTCTGTAGCATGAACTACACCCATGTTGTGAGCGGATTGTAGCGCTGAATTCTTATATTCTTCTTCTGTAGAAAGAGGACTTATAAGGGGTGTGCCATCTAAATGTGTGTTTAATACGCCTGGATAATATTCCTGATCAGCTCCGGTATCGTGTTGAGTAAAATTTTCTACAGGACTTTCTTCGGCTACATAATTTGAAACAGTTTGTTTTTGCCCATAGGGCATGTCTACTACTGTTGTAGATACTAATTTAATCATAAAATTTAGTCCTCATCATCTTCGTCTTCATCTTCCTCATCAAATTCTCTATCTTCTAGGTCTAAAAAATTAGTTTGCTGTTGTTGAACAAATATTGTTTTTAAAAATTCTACAATGGCATCTCGATCTCGTGCATTGGTTGCATGTTGGACAATAATTCTTTCTCCTTTAGTATCATATCCAAATAATATATAACTATCTAGGTATTCTGTTATTACGGATTTTAAAAGTAAATAATCTCTTTCTTCTATGTTATTTTCTGAATGATTTTCTTTTACCCAAGTATCTAAAGACTTTTGGAGTTCAGCATCATTGATGGAATTAAATATGTTATTTCTAACCTCTTCAAGAACTGCAGCAGTTGCTGTAGCGTCCATGCCAGATAAAGAAGGTACTGCTACTGAAATGTGCAGCCTGTTCTTTTCTGGTTTGGCTGTCTGGTCTTGAGAACCTTTCGAATTAACTTTAGGAGTTGGTTTCTTGCGAGGTGCCATATGTAGAAGACTTATTGTTGATACCAAATTTAACAAGGTATTCAATAATTACCTCAATAGAACTAGTTTTGATTTTGAACCTCTCTGGTATAAATTGACCTCCGTCATATATTTCAAAATATTCATCATCTATTTCTCTGTGATTGTTATAACATGTTACAAATACAGAAGCAATTCCTGGATCTATAATGACTGTCCAGGTTCTTGGGTCTATTTGAGAATAATCTGTAAATAATTTATCAGTTATATATCCACTGTCTCTTAGACGTTTAATAAAGTAGCTAACAGTTGTAATTTTATTTTTAGACATAATTGATTTTATTTTACCAAAGCTGATATAATGTATTTTAACTCTACATTTTCTTCTTCTGTATTTTGAAAGATAAAAACTTTATATTGAGAATTAAGTCTCACTCGAATATCTGATCTACAATGTGCTAGATTTTTGAACACTTCCATGCTCAAAGGAATAGCTTCTTCTATGGGCTCCCCTATAAACGTGGGTGTCACAATCAAATTAATGTGGTCCACGTTTTGTAGGGTTTTATCATTTATTTCTGCTACTACATTATTTTCTCGGGTTGAGAAATAAATTTTAGTAAGATCAGAGGCAAATGCATATCCTGCCATTAGCTGTTTAATTTTATTTGTGCTAATTACAAATTCTGTATCAAATTTGAGTGATGCTATTTTATTAATGTTCACAGGAGCTTCTTTAACCACACTATCATCAACGAGATGATATTTAAAGAAAGTTTTTTCCTGTGTCTCGTGGTCAATATTTTGACACTTAATAAAATTAACATCACTCTCTATTGAAAATTCACCATTATCTCCTAAACATTCCAATCCTGAAAGTAACTTTTTAATGCTAATCAAATTTAATCTAACTGGTGAACACATACTAGATGGTAATTTGGCTTTAGCATATAGAATTACGGTACTGTCTAATGAAGAACAAATAGTGTATAAAGATTCTTCATTAGCATTTAAAACACAGCTTTCCGTCAATCGGTTTACTGGTTTAAGTAATTTCTCTAGATAACTTTTAGGAAGAGGAATAAATGCCATTATTTGGAGTTGTTAGTTTTTTCTTTATCCATAATAAAATTGAAGACTTTACCCATCATGCCTGCAATTTTACTGAATGTACCGTCTATTTTCAATAAAGTGGCTTTAATAGATTTAATATCTTCTAAAAGTTCTGCTGTATTGACATTTGCTACTGGAATAACCGGGTCACGGGTGGTGACAAAAGGAAGTGGAGTAAACGTGCCACTTCCGCTGGGGGGACCCGTTATAACCGGAGAATTTTCAATTATATTAATGGACACATCAGGTGCCATTGACTGAACTAATGCCTCAGGAACATATCCTCTATTAGCTGGATCAAAGGGATTAGCCACAGGTGCTGGTCCACCTTTCAAGGGAGCCAAGAAATTGTTGATATCAATTCGATTAGCTGCCTGAGATCTATCAGATGTAATACTATCTACATGTTTAAGATGACCGCCGACCATGCCGGCTAGCATGGCGGCGTCTCTATCAAACTCTTTTTCAGATATCATAAATTACTTTAAATCCCTGCCTGCGTTAATAACAGAAACCGCGATGCTAGAATGAATACTCTCATAATGATTGACAATTACGAGGTAATCCTTGATACGACCATCAAGATCTTTATCCAATTCAACTGCAACTTTACGAACCATGTCTTCAACAAACACCGGATTTTCATACATTAATTCAGTTTGATAGGCTTCATCAACTCTCTTAAGAGCATTTACAATAGGAGCAGAAGAACTCTTTTCAACTGCAAGAATCAATTCTTCCAGCCAATAAATATTATCCTGATTAGCTGTGCCAACATTAGCCAATTCTACAGTCACATCTGCATAAGACTGCTGATTATGTGCACCATAATCAGAAATTTCCTTAGAACAAGGACACAGGGAAGCGTAAAGAACATTTCCGTGGAGATAAAATTTCTTTTCCCCATTAATCAGGCGACCTTCAAGTGATCCTTGATAATCCATATGAGAAACCACCTTGGAAACTGGTGCTTCTTTCTTCAAGAAATAATCAAATTTGATTTTAATGTAAGCATTTTCACTCTTCAGGCGAAGCTTACATTCATCCAGCAGGATATTCATCACTTCATCAATGCGATGAGTTTGATTGGCCAATACTTCTTCTACCAAAATACGGTAGCGACTCATATTTGTGCCTTTAACCTCTGGAGTGAGGTCTGTATACATGCTGATAATTGCTTTGGTGGGATTAATGGTTCCATCTCGGCGAAGAATCTGCATAGGGACTACAATATTGCGAGATCCAACCTTTGGAATATATTTCTTAGGAAATCCGTCGACGGTGTTTTGGATGTCTGGAATGTCGTTATTTGTTTTGATACGTGGCATAATGTTGTTTTGTTTGTTGTTATTATTATAGTGGGTTGAGATTTTTTTTCTCCAAGAATTAAAGGTCTTTGAGAATGTCTTTAATGCGGCTATCGACAGGAATTTCATCTTCATCTTCTGTAGAACGAGCGGGTTTTTCTGTAACTGATTGTGTCTTACTGGGTGTATAAGAAGGTGTATAAGAAGGTTCATCTTCCTCTGGTACTTCTGGAGTCTTTGTAGCAACTACTGCTTCTGTTTGTCCAAGAAAATGAATATTCAAAGCTTTTGAAACTTCTTCATAGCTCTTGTGTTCAAAAATGGTGTCCAAAGACTTAACAGAATTGTAAATTACATCTGTATCTGGATCTCCCTCAAGAGCTGACGGACCAGTAAATTTAGAGGCAACATATGTAGGATAACCCCCTTCGTTGGTTTCTACCTTAATACGAAGATTGCATCCCTTTTCTGATAGATCAAAAATCTTTGCTCCCAAATCTTCTGCGTCATCTCCTGAAATTGCTGACGTAATAATCTTGTCCAGCTGTTTGCCGAATCGAAGAATCTTTACCTGACCCTGATTTTCGGGATTGGTTGGATCCTTGATGACGTATACATTGGCTAACCAGTTTTCATTGCGCTTGATGGGCTTAATGCGTTCAATTTCATTCTTGTCCTGGGTGCGATAAATCTTGGAACGACATTCATCAATGGCACAGCGCTCTCCGTAAGTGGAAGGACATAGGCAAGATACCAATTCATTGGTAATAACACTATTCCACAAGTGGTGGTAATAGTGGAACATGGTGCGCTCGGGATTGGCTAGATTTGGAATAAGACGAACTAGATAAGTCTTACCAATTTCCAATTTCATAAAATCTTTAAAACTTCCTCCCTCTCCTGAGGATTTTTTAGTAAGGGCTTCTTTGATGGATTCGAATAGGTTGGCTGTGTATTTCATAGGTTAGTTTGTGTTTGTATGGTTTGTATTAGTGATAATAATAGGTTGTTTGGAGGGGAGTTTCAACATTTCTTTTAAAAAAAGCTGAATTTTTTTAGTTCCTTCTTTGACCAAAGTTTTGGTCTTGAAAGAAAGGTGGTAGCGGTTACGAAACGCGAAAAAATGATCTACTAAATTAGAATCCCACACAACATTTTCAGTGTGTTCGTGTAGTCTTGAAAATTCTAAAAGTTCCATCAAGCAATAAGGATTTATTTGATGGGTTCTGTAATGTTCTAACCAAGCCGGTCCGTTTCCGTCTTTAAAAGAAATATAAGAATCTAATTCAATTCGGTTTTTCAAACAAAAATGGGTTATAAATTCTAATCCTGCTTTAATTGCGTCAATCTGTTTTTCTGGTGATTGATTTATTCGTTGTTTTAAAACTAAGGAATAATTTTTAATAGCTGCTCTGCCTATAAAAAATTTCAAAGGAGGAGTTTCTTCATCAGGATGTAATTCTTTCGCGGCTCCAAAAAAATCTTCTAATTTAATATAATTAAATTTTAGGAAAAATTGAGACAATTTTTGGAGATAAAGAACCGTAGAACTAGAAATATCTGAAAAATCTTTGCGAGGTTTCCAAGGACCACCGTTACGAAAATGTTTGAGGTGGCAATTATAGATTTGTTGTTCTAGAGAGGTAAGGTTCAAGGTTCTGATTTAGTTTGTTGTTTTTGCTTAAATCTAAAAATTTTCTTGTATATATTGGGTGTCAGACTTAGGTATGTTTTGATTATAGTCTGTAAATTGTGATCTCCAAGCAATTCAAAATATATTTTTTGAGTCTTTTTGTCCTCTATTAATATTTTTAGAAAATTTAAGAAATTTAATTTTTTGCCTCTTGCTATACAAACAAAGGACCCAAATTTTAAAGTTATGTTTTCAAATTCCGTCAAATCTGACATCTCAGACGGATTCATCAAATCTTCTATTTGTTGAGAGGATGTTATAATCATTGATTATCTATTTACAGGCTGTAGGTTTTTTGTAACCTCCATGAAGAGAGGAGTTATTATACCACCTCCAGCATGAAGATGGCCACCCCCTTCACATATTTTTTCAGCAAAGACTCCTACATTTATAGGATCTTCTTTGGTGTATTGTCTAATGCTGACTTTTTCGGTTTTGCTATTGATAAAAAAGAACACATCTGGTCGATGTCTTTGCATAAGAATATCATTAGAGACACTAGAAAAGTTTTCGGCCATAATTGCTAAAGTTTTTTTCTTTTTGGTTCCAAAATTAATATATCCCTCAAATAAAGGCAATTTGTTAGCAATTTCTTCTCCTTCTTTTTTGATAAAATTAATGGCTCTTTTTTGTCCATTACTAAATCCTCGAAAACCATTGAAATAATCTTTGATAAATTTTGTAAAATTGTTTCTATATTCTGACCAAAATAATATATTTAAATCATAAGATTCGGGAATTTCAAGACGATAACAATCATAATCATCAGCTAATGCTATAAGCATCTTTTGATCATTTGTTCTTGTTGGAAATTTATCTCCTTTAAATATCTGGGCCATAAGGAGAGCATTGGATGAAATATTTTTGTGTATAATTTTTGCCTTTAAAAATCTTGGTATAAAATCTATAGAAGTATCGTGATGATCTATAAATGTTATATAGCTCTTATCTAATTCAGGAAGAAATTCTTCACGAAGAGATAAATCCAACACAAATGTTTGACAGGGTTTATTAACTTTTTCTAAAGATTTTTTAATATGATCTATCTGTAAATTATTTACACTGTCGTATGTAATGGTGTCTTCTGGTAAAGCCCACAGTAATGTCAGTAAACTTACAGCTCCGTCAAGATCATTGTGGGTATATGCGTGATAACAATTAGACATAAAAATAATTAAGGAATACTATATTATAATCACTCTTCATCCAAAGATTCAATTATTCTTATAGTGTCTGATACACTATTAATGTTGCTAGAAGAACCAGGCAAATTCTTTTTAGGAACTGTAAAGGATTTAGACACATCATCCGGATCCTTTAACGATAAAGTTGGATAGTCTATTTCTAATATGGTGTGACACTCTCGAGGGCCAAATCGATTCTTGGTGATGCCTAAATGAATAATTCCTAATTCAAAATCTTCTTCTTCTGTCCAGATAGGAAACTGACAATCAGCGGTGTGGGATAGACCCATGGATTCACTAGTGGTCTCAAGACCTGGATTAGATTCATTATAAGCTGATCTATTTGTCTGGGTTGCTGTGATGAGGGGGCAGCTAAAATAATAAGTTAGAGCCCTAATTTGTTCTGTGATCTGCTTAATAGATTCATAGGAATTCATCCCCTTTTCTGGCGGTGCTAATAGATTAAGATAGTCCAAAACTATGATATCCGGCTTAATTCCCTTCCTCACCAACCGATCAATGTAGGATTTAATTTGAAGAGGAGTGACTGATTTAGGAGGAAATTCTTTAATAATTAATTTAGACATCTTGTGTTGAATTTTATACTTTTCAACACTTTGTTTGAGAGGACCTATCTGCATGGACAGATCATTCATTGCTATTTTAGATAACTGAGAACTAATGCGCTTGGCGTATACCTGCTCAGACATTTCCAAAGAAATTAATAAAACAGTTTTATCTTGATCTAAAATATTTGTGGCTATATTTCCGAGAAAAATTGATTTACCCACATTAGTAACTCCATAAAATACATACAAGGCCCTTCCGGCCGACATGAAGCCCCCACCAATTCTTTCATCCAACCATTTCCATCCTGAGGGAATTACTTTAAACACCTTCTGGAGGTCCTTACAGTGCTCATCTATGTCTTCTAGATAATCAAAGCCGTAATTTTCTACAAGGTTTATGTTACACGCTTCATCAAAGTCTTGTAATATTTTGGTGGTGTTTATTTCTCCGGACTGAACATCTATAGAAGTTTTCAATACTGTACTATAAACTGCCTTTTCTCTGAAAAACCTCTCAGAATTCTTCAACAATACATCCTTATCATAGGATTTATCTATAACCTCAAATCCCAAAGCTACCTGCTTCAAAGAATTGCGTTTTTCATTATCCACCATGTGGACCTTTAATTCAGTAATGTTGGGTATTTTGTGATAATTTGAGTAATATTCTGCCAAGGATTCAAAAACTGATCTAATGTTTTTGTCCTCAAAATAACTAGGTTTGGCATGTTCAATAATACTTTCCAGGTAAACTGGATCCATCAAAGCGTTGTATATAATGAGCTTCTCAAATAGAGCAAGATCAATCGGCAAAGAAGACTTCATATAAAAAGTATAAAGGCTATTGACGGGAAGATCAATAGCCTTTATTCTTAATCTAAGAGGGAATCTTATTGGAAGGTTGCGGAGTTATCTGCATGCTCCCAAACCTCAACTTTGAACACTCTACATCGAGTTCCATACTTTTGTTTAATGATATTATCTGCTGCGTTAAAACACCATTCTGCTGTCTTTTCAATTCCTACTCCATCCATAATTCGAAGATCACATCCTTTTAAAATATGCAATTCTTCAAAATATCTTAACAACGGATCATCAGCTGCTACACAAAGAGTGTGGTCAAATTGATCCTGTAAAACCTTTTTAAGATCTTTGAGATCTCCAAAATCTACACACCAATTTTTATCATCTAATTCTTTGCATTCAAACCAAAATTTGGCTTTAAGTTGGTAGCCGTGAACGTATTGACAATGGGAGTGTTGTGCTCTCCATTGACGAAAAGCACAGCTACCCAATTCAATAATTTTTGTAGATTCAAACATATTGTTTACTCTTGCTCTTCTACATCATTATCTGGTTCTAAGACCGGAGAATCAACGGTTTCTTTGCGATATTTGAGTTGTTCTTGTAATTTACTTTCAATCTGTGGAAGAATCTTATTCCATATTTCTTCATCAGCTCTCCAAGATTTATAATATCCTAATTTAGTCCCGTCAGCTAATGCAAAAGTGGCTCCGTTTTGAACAACTACACCATACCCAAGTGCCATTTCAAGAAGACCAGAATACTTGGCCAAACCCGACCTGAAATTGAGATATAATTCTGTTTCAAGAAAAGGAGGAACAATGCGATTCTTAATTGTAAGAGCTCTTAAAGTCACACCGTTAACATCTTTTGCCATTGGTATAATTTCATCGGAAGCCTCTCTACTGCCATTGGAACCACCAGAAGCCTTTTCATTTTTGACAGCCATCTGCACTAGCACAGAAGACATATACAAAGGACCGGAACCGCCAGACTGTTGCTTCACAACTCCTGGAAACATTTCCGAAGGATTTGTATAGATGTGATTACTGAATATAATAGGCACATCTGCTTTAGCTGCTTTATGTGTTAACACTCGAAGCATACTCTTGAGTCCCTTGGCTCTAGCTCCCATATCCATGGCTTCTTTGCCTGCAGACACATCATTCATCTCCTTAGTAGAAACTAAATTTCCTAGAGAGTCAATAGATATAATAAATTGACTCTTAAGTTTTTTTTCAATGACAGAATCAAGAAATTGACTAATCTGATTACGACACTGTTCAACTGTTTCAACCGGACAATATTTAACTCTAGAAGGATCTATACCCATGTTTGATGCAGATTGAGCATCTACTGCATTCTCTGTATCAAAGATAACAACATAGCGACCCGCTTTTTGAGCTTCTGCTAGAATTTTATTAATAACATAAGTCTTACCACAACTAGTAGGACCACTAAATCCAGTAATACGACCACTAGGAATTCCTTTATACAAAGAACCCCCTACAATGGCATTCAAAGCCATAGACCCTGTATCAATAAAACTACTAACATTAGACAATGTATTATTATCTAAAAAAGAAGCTTCTGGATTTAATCCATCTAAAACTTTAAAGGCAGATAACACATCTGCAGGATAATCTTTTTTTGCCATATTTTTATTCATCAAACAAATTGACTACAGTATTATTTGTTTGCTGATTGGGTGCTGGCTGTTGGTTAACTGTACCTGGAGGCACAAATAAATTATTCTTATTAAATAATTGAGCATATTGGGCCAATAGACGAAAATCTATAGCAGAAATATTCGAAGTGGTGATCAATTTGTTTTGGAAAGTAAACTGAACATCATCTGCTTTATCTGCAAGAAATTCTCTAAAGAATAGAGGGTATAATTGTACAGTCATACCACCCTTTTCAGCGGGGACAACATTTAAAATAACTGGATTGGTCACCACTGTGACATCTTCAGTTTGAGAGGTTAATTCTCCTAGAATGGTTCTTCCTACTGTATCTAGGAACACTGCGGTTTTTTTGGTTTCTTCACTCATTGTGTTAATTTATTATATTACTAATATTCCATTTTTCAATGCAAATTCTTCTCTTTTTGGTTCTGTTGTTTCTGGAGATAATATATCTTCTAGAGATCCTTCTGGACTAGGATGGGATAGTAAGGTGTTTTTGCGTGGTGTTTCTTTATTTTCTTTTTTAGTGGTAACAACCTCTAGAGCTTCTGCAATGGCCGGAAATAATTGGTTAAAACTTTCCTTGATAGAATTAGCTATTGTCCTGTGTTCAAGTTGAGTATCTACTTTGCACCTCAAATCAAAATAATGGATCCAGGAACGAATGTTTCCGGACATATAAAGAGTTGTTTGTGTGCAAAGAGGTAAAACTTTACGAGCACTTTCTCTTGCTCCTCCTTTGGATATTATATATTCATACAGATCAATGCCATCTGTTACATGATCTATTACTCTTTTAATATCTTCCTTGCTTAGTGGTAAAATATCTGTACTAGATTGACGATTTTTTTCTGCCTGAGCTCTAATATCGAAGGATTCAATTCCGGTTACCATACTGTATCGCTGGCTAAATTCTTGAAAAGCAAAAGACTTGTGTCTAATAATTTGAGCTGATATGTCCCTGCTAGTTTGAATTTCAACCGTCATTGAAGCTTGCTCAAAGATGGACCAATGGCCGTGTTCTATACAATATTTAATTAATTTTGAAGCAGATTCTAAGTTTAATTGATTAGATGGATTTGAAACTCTGGCACAATATACAATAAATTCTTCTGCGGTTAAAAATCTTGTATTATCTTCAGATCTTATAAAGGGTTGAGTAACTGCTACTACTTTGGTGTACATATACCTTTAAATTTTAAAATGTTATGCTTAATAAGTTCTAAATTTGAAGAAGAAATTTCTGTATCAAATAACTCTACCATTTTTTGAGGAGATTTGTCTAAAAGAGTTTCAATGTCATCATATGATTTACCAGAAATACCTGCCATAACGGGGTGGGATGTATCTATACTATCAATAAAATTATATCTCATTGCTACATAATGACTAAATTCTGTAGGGACACCACATCCTAATAAATGATGTGGTTTATTTTTATTAATAATACCCATTCCCACTAAGTGATTTATTAATTTAATGCGACCTACATTAAATCTATAAGCATTTGAATTGACATAATGTTCTTGTGTAGATTCTAGAAAATAATCATAACCAAAACTAATTGCTATCTTATCAGCCTTTTCATTCATGAACCGATAACACTTTACAAGTTCTTGTAAAGTTTTGCCTTGCAAGACACCAATCTTTTTACCTGATAATTGAGACAAATCAAAATTATTTGTAAAAGATTCAAATGAACTAATATTGTGATCACAATCTTGCCATACGTCAGGCACTATATATTCATCTGGTTGAATTTCTAAAAGCCATTTGTAATATTTTTTTGAATCAAATGCTACACCTAATTCAAAAAGACTGCAATCCATAATAATTTGACGACCACTAATTTTAGCTTTCTTAAAAAATTCTAAATATGCAGGGTATTGTTCCAGTAGATGAACTAAACAATAATCATAATCTGTCATTGTTTGTATCTCGTCCATAATTGACATTGGAGCTTCGTGTGCTATTCTCATATTGTTTTAATAATAACCCGACTATCCGAATAAATCAAACAAATCTGTCTGAACTTCTCTTCCTGTTTGTGGAAGTCTCCATCCAATACAATCATAAAACCTCTCTAGTGGAGGAGATACTATCTTGTCAAACATGGTTTGATAATCGGGTTTGACGTGTTCATAAAGTTCTGTAGGATATCTTTCCATGAAAGCCATACTTTTGTAATTGAAAGCGTTCTTGCTTGTGTAGAAATATTTCAATTTCATGGCACTTCCTATAGATTCATACTGATGATCCAATTTATAATGCTTGAGGAGTTTATTAAAGTGAATAGCACTCTTGGCTTGGAGAGTTGTTCCCTTTCCTATTTGTCCAAAAGCGTCTATTTTGGCTTCATATTTTTCATAATCAGAAATTTTGGTTCTAATTGAAATGTTTTCCACCGGCATACTACAAAAGTCTTCATGAGCTTTCTTAAATATGGTGTCTGCTTTCTTTTTATCTTGAGCCATCATTGCAGATTCAATCACACTTTTGATTAATTCTTTAACTTCCTTCGAGATTGTAGAGCGAGCTATCTCAACTCCTACATATTTGAAAGGTTTCTTCGGAATCTTGCCTTCTTTGTCTATAATGTGTAGTATATAGCGCTTCTTAGCATCAAATAAAGCTACATCACAAATTGTTTCTTGTTTAAAAACAAACCGTGGATCACTTACTTTCAGTTCTTTTCGAGCCCATATCTTGATTTGTTCATTGAGATATACGTCAATTTCCCCGATTACCTTCCTGGCTCCTTCTGTAATCTTGCCGTTTTCCTGCAGATTGATGTTTAGGGTATTGAGGATGGGTTCGATGGAAAAGTAAGCAGAATCAGTATCTCCGTAGCGATACAGGTCGCCTTTCTTCCCGGTAAACCCTTGCTGCCGGGCATATTCTAAAACAATTTCTGGAGCTTGCTTGGCCACTGTTTGGCCTGTTAGAGTAATGCTAGCGGAATGATCAATGTCAAAAAGCGGAGAATATTTCTGTGCAAATACACCATAAATGGAGTTTAGAATCAACTTAAACACATTTTGTTGTGTGTCAAGGTTAAGAATCTCGGCTTCAAGCCGTAATTTTTCCTCTTTATCTGTTAATGTCTCTGCAATATCTGTTAATCTTGAGGCTTCTCTCTGAGTTTGCACTCGTTCATCATACAATCTATCGATTAAAGCAGGCACAACACCACGAAATTTCTGTGTATACAATACATTATACTTAGAAATTGACAATTCTTCTTTCTGTACCAGGCGATTAAACTTTTCTTCAGAGAGAATTACTGTTTTTTCATTGGAAAGACGAATTGTATACTCATTATTTTCTATTTCGACTATTTTTCCTATCTTTGTCTCCGGAGAAATGTTCAAAGTGATGATTGTATTTGGATATAGACTGTTTGCATCATAGCTTACCACAGATTTACACAGACCTCTCTCGGGTTCGTGTACATATCCACCTACATATTCATCTCTGATGCCGTCATTCTTGAATGTAGGGATGCGATATCCCTGTAAAAGAGCTTGATGAGCAACTGCTCCGGTGATCATAGAGACCTTTCCGAGAGATTGTTCGAAGGGAATGAAACCTTTATAGGACAAAGCTCTAATCAATTTGAGAAATTTAAGCTTCTCTTCCATCTTTGCTAGCAGTCTTACATCTTGTATGTTGTAATCTACAAATAAATCCCAATCAGATTCTGAGAGAGCTGCTAGATTGGTGCCACCAACATCTGTTTTGCCTTCATTCAATTCATATTCTGAAATATAATTCAAAGAATAAGACTCTCTGTCGCCGCGGGAGAAGGTTTTATACACCTCCATGTAGTCAATATTACTCACTCCACGAATATACCACCTATCAATCATCTTACCCATCTTGTTCATTGCTACATTCTCTCGATAGTAGATAGCCCTTACCGGAGATAGACGAGAAGTCTCCTCTTGGCCCAAGAGTTTATTAATGCGATTCATTACATAAGGAACGTCAAATCCCTCAGAGTTCCAACCAACCATCATATCTGGAGGATCTTTCTCCCAGAAACTCAAAAAAGCATTTAATAATTCTGTTTCTTTTTTACAATATGTGTAAACAACATTATCTTCTTTAGGTTTATAGGGTTTCAATCCCCAAGAATAAAATTTTTGACTGATGGAATCAAAAATTGTAATTAAATTGATTGGGTCATTGGCTATTTTAGGCTCCGGAAATTCTCCTTGTTGACTATAACAAGAATTAAAGTATGAAGTCCAACACTGTTTATCTTCATCCCATACTTCATAATCTTCAAACATGTTGCTATTACGAAATTCTCCTAATTTTATTGTGGATTCAGCCATATATTGCGCAGATTTGTTAAATTTTTATGTTTACAAGGAGATATATTCTCTATCAAATAAGATATAAATTCCTCTTCAGACATATTAGCGTATCTCTTACCCGAAATCTCCCTTTGATTGGTTTTTTTACCCTTTTTGGCTTCTGATATCTTTCGTCCTCTTTCAATGTGGTTAACATTTTGGTTGTGCAAAGATTTTTTTAATCTATTTTTTTTATCCTCAGCTGATAATTGAGATATATTTAATTTAGCCTTGCTGGATAGTTGCTGCCTCACCTCTAATGTATATCCTGCAGAGACTACCTTGGACCTATCCCAGTGGCCGTAAATATATTTATTTTTTTTAATATTCACCCTATTGCCACATCCACATAAACAAATTGGTAAATTTTCTAATTTAATCTGATTTAAAATTAAATTTCTTTTTTGGTGGGATTCTGAGACCTTAAGGCGTGTCTCTGGATTTTTCATTGGATGATTGATTGAATATTCTTTCCTGGCAATTTCAAATTGTCTAGAAGTAGTTTTTCTATTTTTAGAATTATGAAAACACATTCGATTAAAAGCAGATGATAATTTAGTCTTTATCTGAATATTGTCTTTTTTATACATTTTACACAAAAGCCAATGAGCTATAAAATGTTCCCTGGCGGTGAGTAAACTAATATTGGAAGTTTCATTAGAACCCCCTAAACATTTAGGAATTATATGATGTCTTTCATAATATTGAAGAGTTAATTTAATTCTAGTTGTTCCTCTAGTACAGATTTTGAGATATATAGACTTATAATTCACATATATAATTATAAGTCTCTAAGTCCCGGTTAAGATTTTTTTCTTATTTTAATTTTATGATCGTCCTTGTATCTCATACCGTACGTTTCAATGTCCCAAAAGTAAATCTTTAAAGGATTTGCCAGTGCTTCTGGCTTATGGATATCATCTTTGAATGAAGACAACAAAAATTCTTGTTCACAACTGAGATTGTGAAATATTCTTTTAATG